GGGAAGCCGCTCCCGAACAAATGCAACACCACATCGCGAATCTCGAAGCCTGCGTCCTCGGTCGCCCACGCGGTCCAGTGCGCCGTGCGTGGAATCGCCCACACGAGCGCGTACCCGCCGGGCTTGAGGACGCGCAAGCATTCACGCATCACGTCGGTCATGAAGGTGACAAAGGCTGCACGAACCGTGAGCTGTGCATCGACCGCGTCCTGTGTCGCGGACGGACGCCACGTTCCGTAACGCGGCAACCCAGCGCCCGACCGTGCCACAGTGAAGTGACGCTGTGCAGCACCGAAGCTGTCCCACTCCTTACCCATGAAGCTGATTCCCGCCGGCGGGTCGGTGACAACGGCGTCGACGCCCTCATCGGGCAGCGCCCGAAGCACGTCCAAACAGTCGTCAGGGACGACAAGCCATGATGGTGACGTCAACGTCATCTACGAATCGTGGTTCTAGCACAAAGGTCCGACAGCCCGTCGGCCGCGTCAGCATCCACGGAACCAACCTTCCGACGCACCCAGCTCCCAGAGACACCAGACGACCGTGATGGGGAGCGCAATGACAACGGCGGGAACCCACGTTACGGCGACACCCTCAGCGGTGACGGCGCCGAAATCGACACGCCAACGCGTGATGACGGCTGCGCGCGCGCGGGCGCCCAACGCAGGACCGCAACCCCCGCGGACCGTGTATGCGACGCGCTCCTCCAACAAGAGCAGCCGCTCACCGGCAAGGTTCCCGACGGCCCACGGGGTGTTGTCATCGCCCGTCACGCCGTCGCTCACTTCTTCACCTTGAACTTCTTGAGCCCAGGGCGGCCGACGTCCCACACGAGCTGCGGGTAGAGCTGCTTCTGCTTGTCGCTTGGCTCGACGTGGTAGGCGTACCCGATCTTGAGGTCGTTGGGGAACGGGATCACGTCGCCGTTGACGCCTGTAACCTCGGTATAGAACGCCTCGTCGACGTCCTTCGCGAGCCGCTCAGCATCCGCCTCCCAACACTCGAAGTAGACCGCATCGTGCTGATGCAAGATCGGGAACGCATCGTCATACGCCGCCAGGCGTTTCATGATCTCGACCAAGCCGATGTCCATGACGTCGGCACCGAAGAACTGGTTGGGGTTGTTCGCGATGTCCGTCGGCGGCGGGTTGCCGAGCGGGAAGACGCGCCGCCGCCCGAGGAGGAAGCTCCGCAACGTATACGGTGGCTGTGAGGTCTCGTAGAGCAACCGTTGCTGCCACGCGAACACGCCAGGGACCGCCCGCTTCATCGTCGCGATCGCTTCGCGGATCATCTTGAAGCCATGCGGGCCAGCGAGCGCAGGGACCTCGGCGGCGATCGACCGGTGAACGGTCGCGTCGGATCCGCCGTAGAGCGCGCCGTACTCGACGCGCTTCGTCGTGTTGCGGAGGTGCTCGTACTCCTCGGACGACTTGTCGAGGTACGCCATCTTCGGGAACGCGATGACGCCGAACTCGTGGTGGATGTCCTTCCCCTCACGGAAGATGCCGCACAGGAACTCGTCGCCGCTCTGGACGGCCATCGACCTCGCTTCAAGCTGGCTTTTGTCAAATGCGACAATCGCACGGCCCGGCGGCGCCGTGAGCTGCCGACGGACGTTCGGCAACCGTCGACGTGGATCCTCGTTGGTCTCGTCGCCTGTCGACCAGTTGGAGCTGGCGGGCTCTTCGGACCCAGACCGCCCGCTGATCTGCGTCGGCTTCCAGATCGGGTGGACGCGCCCGTCCTCCTGTACGAACGGCGGACGCCACTTCCCGGCGCTGTCCTGCGTCCACTCGTACATGCGGACGGCGAACGTGTCGTAGAGCTGCTCGTTCGCGCGCAGCCGCAGTAGATCGTCGACCTCGGCGTACTGCGTGAACTTCTCCAACACCGAGGCGCCGGTCGCCGTCCGACCGCCTTTCGTCGTCGCCCAGAGCGGGACCCCGACGGCCTTCAAGAACGCCGCGGCGTGCCAATCGTTCGAGGGTGAGAACGTGAACTTGCCGCGCGCGATCTCGCTCGCCAGCTCAGCCTCGCGAACACGGATCCGGTCGCCGTACGTCTCTGGGTCCTTCTTGCGCTGCGTCTTGGCGCGCTCGGCGGCGAGCTTGGCGTGGACGCGCTCCGCGACGGCCTCGTACCGCGCGACCATCGCGCTCGTGGTCTCGTCGATGGCCGTCTTCAGCCGGCGCTTGACCTCGGCGTTGACGTCCGGGTCGACGTAGTAGCCGCGGAGGTGCATCTGTGCCGCGACCGCACCCTTGATCTTGTCGATCTCGTAGACGCGGTCGACATTGTACCGCTTGATCCAGAAGTTGGTCGGGGCGATCGTCGCATCAGTCGCGAGCGCATCCTTCGCGCAGTACACCGCCTCGTCTTCCAGGCTGTCCCCGGCGTCACGAAACTCGCTTTTCCAGCCCTCGATCGCGCGGTACTGACACGCGACCTTCTGCAACCCCTTCGGTGCGCCGGGCCACGCGGCGTGCTGCCCGAGCAACGTGTCCTCTTGAGGGCCGGCGACCGTGAACCGATACCATTGGTTCTGCGAAACCGCGACGTCGTAGACGCACCCGTTGTGCCACCCCTTCGTGATCTCGGGGTCCGCGAGTACCTTGCCATACTCCGCGATCATCACCGGGTCGAGTAGGTCCCAGGCGACGCAGCACGCCTTGCCGCCGCTCGCGAGGCCGATCAACCGAACCTTCGCGATGAACGCCTGCAACGCGAAGTTGCGCTGCGGGTCATCGACGTACGTCTCGTAGTCGATCGTGAGCCGCCCCGTCTCACGCGCGACGCGTATCCGTTCCCAGACAAGCTCCCGCGCTCGGTTGGGGTCCTTCAGCTCGATGAACAGCTCCTCGTCGACGCGCATCCGCAAGCGAATGTCCTTGCCTTCGGCGAGGTTCTTGACCTTGAGGATGTCCCACTTGAGCGCCCAGAACGCGAGGTCGGCGACATGCGAGCCGGTCTTCTCCGGGCCCTTGTCACCCCCATCGGAGCCACGAAGGATCGCTGCGGGGTGTACGCTCGGGATGACGGAGCGGACACCGCTCCCGTCGACATCGATCTCGAAGTGCGCGCCGGCGATCTTCGTGATCGGTAGCTTGGTCGCGCCTTCAAGCGTCGTCGCGGCGGCGACATCGCCGAGAACGAGCACGGGAACGTCAGGGCGGTCCATCAGCTCGCGTTCGAGTCGCGGCTGACAGCACTTCGCGGCGAGCTTACGAACCTTGGGATCCTTGGCGCCCTTCCCGAGCGGGACGCACGTGGTCGCGTTCGTCACCCACAGCTTGTCGCGAGCGACGTTGGTCTCGCTCAACGCGCGGTTGAGCAGCTCGCCGGTGGGGCCGACGAACGGGACGCCACGCTGACGCTCGACTTGACCCGGCCCCTCGCCGACGATCACGAACAACGGCTTCGCGGGGCCGATACCGCGCACCGGCTGGTTCGGGCGCCCGTCGACGGCGAACGGACAATTCATGCAGTCAGCGCCGTCCATGTCACCACGGATGACGGGCGCAGGCGCCGACGATTCAGTGGTCATCCTGCCGACACCTTTTCAGCGTGCTGATTGAAAAGCAGCAAGGAGCGCGTCCCACTGCGGCGTCAAGAGAACCGGATCGAGCTTGAAACCGGACCGCAAGACGATCACGCCACGGGCGGCAGCAGCGCCATGGGCGGCATCAACACGAATGAGCGCGATCTCCTCGACGCGCACATGCACGACGGTCGGCTCGTCGCGCCCGCCGTCGAGCCTTTCGGCGCTGTAGCGCAGCGTGAAGATCACCAGACCCCCCTACAGCGCTTCCCAGGCGGCGATCGCCGTCGGGAAGTGAGGACGTGCGAGGTCGAGCATCGCCTGCGCATAGACGCGGATCTCGTACTGCGCGTGCGGATCGAGCCGCAGCCGCAACATGTGAAGGAAGTTGTGGAGATCCGTTTGCCAGTACCACTCCGTATACGTCCCGAGCGGCAGCACCGTTCGCGCCAGCTCCTTCGACAAGCCGGCGTTGATCAACCCTTGGTAGTACCGGAACGCCGCCTCGCCGGCTTCACGGATGATGAAACGGACGCTGCTCGGGTCATCAACGATCTCGCTCGACGACCCCTGCTTGTTGCTCGTCGACTGCTTCTGACAGCGCGCGACGTCGGGGATGTAGAACTCCTCGGTCGCCTGCACGTAGCGCAGGCTGATCTCGTTGATGCTCGCCGTGCGATGCCGCACGAGCTGACGTGCCACGAAGATCGGCATCTTCATGTAGAAGCGCACCTGGCAGAATTCGAGCGGCGTCGTGTGCCGGTGCGTGACGAGGTACTTCGTCAGCTTCGCGTCGTCTTCGGTCGACCGCTCGGCACGGTTACGAAACGACGTCCGCGCGGTCTGCGCGGCCGTCCGATCGTCACCCATGACCGCGGCGAGGGCGACGTAGCCGTGATTGAGAACGGGGATTTCACCAAGGTCGATCATCGAAGGAACCTTTCGAGCGCACCCGCACGGTGCGCCGTCACTTCAGCCGCGTCACCCTCGGCGCGCACGCCTTGCAGCGCGGTTGACCGTCGACAAGCCGTTGGGCGAAACTGTTGCACGATCCCTGCGCGCCCCGTCCACCGCACTTCACCGCCGGCGTCAACAACGAGTCGATGTACCAGCCGAGGTACCACTCGGCCTTTTCGAGATCCTCGACGAGCTTCGCCGCGTCCTTCTTACCGGCGCGCGCGATGTACTTGACGGTGTTACCCAGCGCGAAGTTCAGGCCCCAGGCCGCGATCACCTTGATCGCTTCATAGATGTTGTCGGCGCCGCCGTAGTGCTGCGGGTGGTTGACAGAATCGTTCACGTCGTGACCTCGGTGCGGCTGTCGACCGCGCGCTCCATCGCCACCGAGACGAGGTCGCGTAGGCCACCACGGCGCCAGAGCTTAGGCGAGTCATAGCGGACGTACCAACCCGGTGCGCGCGTCCGTGGGTTCTGCGTGATGTCCCCGAGCGAGGCGACGCGCCGCGCATCGATCAAGACGCGCAGCGCCCGCTGGACGCTACGGTCGGACACCACGCCGAAGTCGTCGATGACCGCGCGATGGAGCATCGCGAACGGTGTCGGGACGTACTCCCCGACATGGCCGTAGGTGATCTCGACGAGCCCGTCGTTGACGTCACCGTGACGTACGCCGCCGCGCGCGCCGCCCGGGCACACGCGCGTCGCGAAGGTGGTGCTGCGGCAGTACGCGCACGGCGCCGCCGTTGATGACACGGCGAGTCCACACTCCGCACAGAACGCCTCGATGACCTGCTTGACCGCCGTGATCGACCGCGCGACGGGGCCGTGCGCGGCGTGCAGATCGTACCTGTCACAGTCCGGGTCACGGCAGAACTGAAGCAGGTCGAAGCAGTCCGCGATCCGTTGACGCATCCGTTGCCCCCGAGCGACGCGATTCGAGAAAGGGGCCCCGTGACGAGAGGTCGTCCACCGCGCACGGGGCCACGTGCGGTGTCTTGACGCGCGATCAGCGCGGGCGCGCGGGCGGCGCGGCGGGGCGCGCCGGCGGCGCGGGCGGCCGGGCCGGCGGCGCGTTGTTGGCGCGCGCGGGCGGCGGCGGGGGCGCCGCGGCCTGCGCCGACTCCTCGACCGGCTCCTCCTGCGACAGATCGACGTTGGTGTAGGTCTTCTCGCGACCCTCCTGCGGGTCGTACCTGCTCGACGTCGACAGCGACGCGACGGCGTACATCTCGCAGCCGACGACGTTCTTGGTCTCGAACGCGAGCCGGACCGGGTCGATGCCGGGCACGCGCAGCGCGTCGCGGAAGACGTGCGCGATGCGCCCGCCGTGACCCTTGAGCTTGAACTTGGCACCCGCGACCAGGTACCACTGGCGGAAGGTGTCCCCCGCGCCGGCCCCGGCGTCGACCTTCTCGTAGGTCACGACGATGTTCTTGCCGTCGCCCGCCTTGGTCGGCGAGACGGTGCACTCGACCACCCGGAAGCGGTGCCGCCCCGGCTCGATCGCGGGCGCGCCACCCTCGCCGTTCCAACCCTCGATGCCGCCCTCGGGGACGTTGTCGAAGCCCTCGATGACGAAGTTCTGATCCTCGTTGCTCATGATCTCTTTCCCTTGCGATTGGTTGAGGGGATGTTTCCCCGATTGCTCGACGAGGGGCTCAGGCCCCCTCAACAAGAAAATGGTCAGCGCGGGCGCACTGGCGGCCGCGCGCGTGGCGACGGCGACGGCACCGAGGTCGACGGCGGCACCACGACGCCGCTCGTTGAAGCCATCGTCGATGCGGCGTCGGCGAGCAGGGTGACGGCGTGCTTGAACGCGTCATCCGGCACGTCCGCGGGTTCCCACTCCGGCAGACCCAGGTACTCCGCGACCGTACGAAACGTCGGCCACGGGAGCGGGTCGGGGAGCAAGCCGCCGTCGCGACCGCCGGCCAAGTACCGATCGTACGCCTGCGTCCGAGCTTCGTACACCGTGATCGGCGCCTTGGTCTCGGGATCCTCGGCGATCCACTTGCGATGGTAGAAGATGTAGTCGCAACCGGCGGGGAACCGCTGCCGGCTCTTGCCCGAGAGCATCGGCCCGCCGAGCTGTTGCTCGTCCGGCGGCGCGGCGAGCGCCAGCCACACGACGTGACACGGCCACTTGTGGACCTGGACACGCGTATTCGAGAGGTGGTTCGCCATCGCGCCGTAGAGCGACCGCGTGTCGAGTCCCTTGGCGCCGCTCATGGACTTCAGCATCTTCTGAAGCTCGTGCTGGTACCAGCTCTCCGCGTAGAACGTGAGCGAGTCCACGACGACGGTGGTGATCCAGCCCTTGCGGACCCAATCCTCAGCGATCGTCAACGCGACCATCATCCCCTGCTGGTCCGCGACGGGCAGCACGACCGGACCCTTGCCGGCGTGGTAGAACTGCTCCTCCGGCATGTGTTCGAGCGTCGTCCACCCGCGCTCGGACGCGTCGGAGATGAACAACGTGTTCGGAAACGAGCCTGCGAAGTAGGTCTTCCCGACGCGCGTGTCGCCGTAGCAGCAGAACGTGCGGAACTGCGCCATCGACGAGGCGCCGGAACGAATACGGATGGGTTGAATCACGCGGTGATCTCCTCCGCCCAGTCGACGCGGAACTCGCCGGTTGACGGGTCGTACTTCGTGTTGTCGACGAGTCGATCTTGAGCGGCGCCGGCCTCCATCGCGATGCACATGACCACGACGATGACGTCGTTGGGTGGATGGAGCGGATATGGCCCGTTGGCGATCGGCGCCGCGATCACGCGCCAGACCCCCGGCGGGGCGCGGTCCGTGATGACGCGCCACCCGGCGGTGACGCGGACCGCCGTAAGGCCGCCGGCGGCCTCGGCGGCCGCGCCCTCGATCACATGCACGAGCGCGCGCACGTTGACGCCCGGGAAGGTGCTGGCGGCTTGACGGACCTGGGCCTCGGTCATTTCTGAACCTCGACGACGTCGGCGAGGACCACGATCGGGAACTGTGCGAGCGCCGCGGCGGCGGTGACACGGTCGCTGAACTTAGTCGCCGTACGCTTGGTCCCGCCCATCATCGGGAAGCGCGGGTTGGTGCCGTTGTAGTACCGGCCGGTCATCGCGTCTTTGATGAGGAAGACGGTCACAGTTCCGACCTCCAGAGCCCGACGTGCGCCGCGGTCGCGTCGTAGAACTCGCGCGTCGTGTACCGACGCCAACGCGGCGGGTCATCGACCTCGTAGAGCCAGAACGCCGCGATCTCGGCGTCCATGACCGCGTTGGCGCAAGGAAGGCAGCTCGGGCCGCCGCCGGGGACAAGCGCGCCATCGACGGTTTTGACGTGGACGGCTTCGAGCCGCGAGAGCGGGTCACCGTATCGAACAGCGCACAACGCACGCTGTTCCGCGTGGACGCAGTACGACGCGCAGCGCTTCGCGCACGCTTCCGTACGAAGGCACGGCAAGCCGCCGGGCGGCGTATTGACCCCGACGCTCGAAAACCGCACGACGCCACCATCGTCGATGAAAAAGAGCGCGACGCCGCGCTTGCTCTTCGCACACGGTGACGTGTTCGCGGCGCGAATGGCGAGGTCGATCACCTCGGATGGCGGCATCCGCATCACCACGGCCCCCCTTCGAGCGTGTACGTCGATTCGGTCTGGGTGACTTGCGCCGCGACGATGGCGTCGTACTGCTCGACGGCACGGCGAAGCGAGATCACACGCTCGCAGCGCCCACAGCGATGATCGTACTCGCAGTCACAGCCCCGTTCGACCTTCCGCGCAGCAGCGATCACCGCTGCGACAGCGGCGTCAAATTCCGCGCCGGCACGGTCGCTCACGGCTCGATCTCCCGCGGCGCGTCGCCGTCGGCGCCAGCGCAGTGCTGGAACAGCTCGCAGAACCCGTGGTATCGCGTGACGCACGCAGCACGGCTCCGCGGGAAGAGTCCGGTCGCGTCGGCGAGCCGCATCTCGGCGTCCCAGATCTTGAGCGACTTGTGGTGATCGGTCTGGACACGCTTCTGCGGCAAGACCACCGACCGCATGTACTGCGGCGTCTTCGTCTTGATGAGCAGGTTGATGCACGCGCCACGCAACGGGCCGAACCGCTTGTGGTAGCCGAGCCGGTTGTAGAGGTCGATCTCGCCGAGGATCTGACCATCGTTCTGCCACTGGTCGCGCGTGACGGCGTCGTTCTTCGCCGCGGTCTTGTGATCCGCGACGTAGACCCCCGGAAACAGGTTCTCGAACGGACGCGTGACCTCGAAGACGAGGTCCCACCGACACGAGAACCCGGTTCGCGGGTCGACCGCAAGCTCCTCGACGGCGAGCGGACGCATCCAGTCCTCGACGCCCCAGAACGCGCGGTAGCCGTCAAATAGCGCCCACGCGTTGTTGAGCACCGCGGGCGTGACGAGCTTCAGCTCGATGAATCGGCGCGCAGCCTCGGGGTCGACCGGGTAGGTCGGATCGATCCGTTGCAGGTAATGGAGCGCGAGAAACAGGTGCGTCAGTGAACCCGTTTCCAGCGCCTCCGGCCCCGGTTGCGTCTCGTCGATCACGCTCTTGCCGCTGCCGTACTTGTGCCGCCACAGGTACCGACAACGCTGGAACGTGCTGACGCTCGACCAGCCGCGGCTTCCTGAACTTCCGCCCAGGTGCGGCTTGCCGACCGACTCGAAGAGCTGTTTGATCGCGCCGTCGACCGCCGTGTAGCCCGACCCCTCAGGCGACGCGCTCATCGCGACGCCGTCGATGAAGATCGCGCCGCCGAAGGCGACCGGCACGTTCGGAGCCACGACCGGGGCCTCGCGCGCGTAGATCTCGCCGTCGACGACCTCGTAGGCGTCGTCGACGCAGACGCCGAGCCCGTCCGTGATGATCACCGTACACTCCGCGTGGTCCGGGTGCAGCATCAGGTCGGGGTACGCGGAGGGCACGAGCGACGCCTTGCACAAGGCGCAGACGGGTCCCTTCCCGCTCCGGCGGGTCTTCTTCGATGGCTTGGTCATCTGGTCAGGTCAACGCGAGCAACAGGCGGCGCGCGAAACACGAGGGCCGCCTCGAACGACTCACCGAATAGCACAGGGGTCCGACACGGATCGAGCCTCGCGGCCTCAGTGCGGGCGAGATCCCGCCAGGAGCAACGCTTCAAGGTCGCGCATCAGCCCCGCCGCGTCCTCAGAGCTTGTGGATAAGTCAAAGCCCGAACCGGCCGCAGGCATTGATGAAGCGGCGCCACGGGCGAGCTTCGCCGTCAACTTATCCACAAGCAGCAACTCAACCGGGTGCTCGACCCGAAAAAAGATCAGCTCCATTGGGCGATCGGGTGTGAAGGTCCGCATGGCCGCCTGGTAGAGCACCGCCGGCGTCCAGTCGACCTCGACGAACAGCGCGACGGACGCATGGCTCAGATCGATCCCGACCTGCCCGACCGCGAGCGTGGCAACGAGGACGCCGTCGGGCGTGGCACGCCACGCGTCGAGCGTGGCGGCACGTTTCGGCGCGGACTCGTCGCCGTGGATCAAGAACACCGGCCGCTTCTTGTCATCCGCCCGGACCGCTTTCGCGAGCACCTTGGCGACGTCGTCCTTGTGCCAGCACCACGCGACGAGCGGGACGTGGCGGCGATCATGAATCGCGGCCGCGACCGCCGAGATCTTCAACCGCCCGGTCAGCTTTCGGTAGCGCCCGATCGACCCGATCGTCGTGTCCTCGACCGTCGCGTCACGCAACGACTCCGCGGCGATGTCCAGCTCACCGTACATGGCTGCGTCGAGCGGTACGTCGACAAACCGACGCACCGTTGCGGGGAGATCGGGCCGCTCCGTCGCCCAGTCTGCGAGGAAAGCGACCTCGTCACGGCGCGCGCACCATTCGTCGGTGTTGGAGATCTCACCGTAGATCCAACCGTACTCCCCAACGGTGGGGCTACAGTACCGTTGTTTGAAGTGGAAAGACGTTCCCCACGCGCCCGGGTTCGCCGCGGCGAGTAGTGGCCACAGCCCCTTGGTGCTGTTCCAAAGCGGCGTCCCGGTCAGGACGACGTTGCGCCGTGAGAGCACCGCGAAGTCCCGAACACCGGCGCTCCGTCGACTCCGATCGTTCGCGATCAAGTGCGCCTCGTCGATGATCAACGTCCCCGCGGCCAACGCCGCGAGCTGCTGGTCTCGCACGATGTCGTAGTGACCGAACACGAAGTCGGCGTGTCGAAGCCGATCGACGTCGGGCTTGCGGCCGATCATGCAAAAGACGTCGGCGCCGGGGAACATGGTCTCGATCGCCTGTAGCCACACCGCGCGAACGTCGAGCGGTGCCAAGATGATCAGCGGACCGCGCGCAGCGTCATGCAACGCGAGCGCCAGGCGCGTCTTGCCCATACGCGGCTCCGCGACGATCATCGTCCCGTGCCTCGGCGCCGCCCATTCAAGCGCGCGCCGCTGCCACGCGCGCCACGGCATCGCCGCGGGCGGCGCGCGTGTCACGATAGCCCGGTCGGTGGCGACTGCGCCTGAGATGTCAACCCCGAGCTGCCGCAAAAGCGGGAGGTGCGTTCGGTGGACCTCGAACGTACCGTCGTTGCGCGCCAGGACACCCGGCACACCCGGCAACTGCTTCACCCAAGCGAGCGGGGCCTGCCACCAGTCCCACCGCAAGCTCGGACGAAGGTGCTGCGTCACCCGGTCACGTCTAGCACAACGGTCCGCCAGCCGGCCGCCTGACGCGCGACCTGTCGGGGGGTTCTGGTAGGGTAACCGACGCTCGCTCGCCACCGCTCGTTCGACCCGACCGCTCCGTGACCCTCCTCCTCCCTGCAGCATACGTCGCGCTCCGCACCCGCGTCGCGGAGGCCATCAACGGGCTCGGCAAGGACGCGTCTGCAAGTGATCGCGGCGGTGCGGCCGCGTTCGTCATCCTGCAAGCCGAGCTTGCGCACGGCAGCCGTTTCTTGACGGTCGACGGCGAACCGCACCTGTTCACCGGACACAGCAAGCGGCTCCTCACGCTCCAACACAATGACGCCCGCTGGGCGACGCACCTGTTGATGGTCTACGGGCTCAACGCCAAGGACCGCGAGATCTCACCGAAAGTCACCCAAGCGCTCGCGAGCTACGCGTTGACGAACGGTCGTGCGGTCTCACCACGCCGATGGACGGCGTATGTCGACGGGGCACTTCACCTCAGCCGCTACGATGGCACGGTCTACAAGATCACTGGCGCCGGGGTCGAGGAGAGCACCGATGATAAGAACTGGCTCGTCGACGACGCGTGGCTCAATCGGCGCGATCCCAACCGCGCACCGCTCCGAGTCGACATCGAGGACAACGGCGCCACCGTCCTCTTCGCGGACGACGACATGGGATCGGTGCCCGTCGACCCGGTGATCGGCCGCAACGGACGGCTCTTCCAGCTCCTTCGCGGCATCACCTGGTCCCGCGACGGCGCGGCGATGCAGCCCAAGCACCAGGTCCAGGCGCTCATGATCTGGATGCTCGCGGTGGCGTTCCCGGACGTCTTCCCGACAAAGCCGATCTTCCTCGCCGAAGGCGCCGCGGGCTCTGGCAAGTCGACGATTTTCCAGATGATTCAGCAAGCACTCTACGGCAACGTCGAGCCGTTCACCGTCAGCGAGGACGGCCTTCGCGACTTCTGGCTCAACCTCATGACGAGCCCGATCGCGTTCTTGGACAACACCGACGACGTCGTCAAGTGGCTCCCCGACCAGATCGCGTCGTACACGACGCGCGGGTTCCGAAAGGAGCGGCGGCTCCACACGAACACCGGCACGGTCGTCATTCGACCGCACGCCTTCATCTGCGTCGCCTCGCAGGACCCCAAGAACTTCCGCCGCGGCGACGTCGCCGACCGGTCGGTGGTGCTGCGGATGGCCAGTCGCGCCGCGCGCGGCGGCGAGAACATCGCAGCGATCACGGCACGCGTGGCGTACGAGCGCGCGCTCCTCTGGGGTGAATGGGTGTACTACCTGAACCGCGTTGTTGCAGCGATCGCGCGCGAG